AATTTCAAGCTCCGTTCTAAGTCTATTCTCTTCTTTTAATTTATTAAATCTTTTTGTTGCAAGTTTTTTCCACCACAAAATAGTATTCTCTAAACTAAATCTATCATAATTTTCTGCCTTTTTAATTGTATCTGTTTTACCATTTACAATATCAACAAAGTTTTCTACACCATAATTAGAAACATAAAATCTTTTTCTTTCTGTTAATTTTAAGGCATTTGCAATTGTTGTTTTAAATTTTTCTAAGTCATTACCTTTTAAAGACCTTTTTAATAAACCAATAATTGCTGTAGTCATTTTTAATTTACGACTTGACGCACCAGCAGGTACTAAAAGTCCTACTCTTTCCTCTACATAGTTATTTAAATCTCTATAAGGTTGTCCGTGCATTAAAGGTACAAATTTACTATCAGTTACACCTTTAAATCTTAAATATGGTTTCATACCATCATATTGACTAGATGATTTACTACTGCCATATAAACTTGTTGTTTCAAACATTACTAAGTTCATATTATATTTTTTGTCTAAGATTTCTTTTACTTTATGCGAACAACAAATGGCAGCCAATAATTTACCACCCAAATAATTATAACCAAATGGTTGTGTTGGCACAATTGTGAAACCCATAATAGAAGTTTTATTAAACTGTTTTAAATCTGGTACTTGACCTAATACTTGATTTCTTGGAGCAGAATTAATTACAGGAGAACCAAAACGAATAAAACCTACAATCTTATCTGTATTTTTTTCTTTAACTAATAGTTTTAATTCTTTACCTGGAATACTTGCCATATTCGTATGACTTGATGTCATATTTAAAAGCGTAACATAACTTGTATTATCAGTAGGTTCATATACTTCAAAGTCCATATCCTCAGGTGATATAGAAAAATCATTAAATATATCTTCTTCAGGTCCCATACCAGGTAGTGAAGATGATACTGTAGATTCTAATTGAGATAATTTTTGGTCACGCATATATTGGTCGATTCTATCAAACTGACCAAAATACTCGTTAAAAATATTAGCACAATATAAAGCGTCTTCGGTTTTTAGTGTTTTCAATTTGTCCATAAAGTATTATTATATCACAAAATTAGTGATAGGTCAAGCCATTTTTTTAGTCATTCCGTCATACCAGACTTTAAAATTCCACGCCTGCCATTGACCATAGTTGCCTTCGTGTGTTCTTACCACGTGTTCATCAAAGTTTTGTATGTGGTGATAGAAACCATCAAATTGGTCATCTTTCATCTTACTAGATAGTTCTTTTGCATATGACCAGAAAGGTGTATTATATTTTGAACCATAAGCATAATGCCATAATATAAAGTTTTGTGTTTGAAAACAATAATTTCTAATTTTATTGCTGGCAGTTTTTACATCAATTTCTTTATTAATCATATGACTATATAATATTTGATTCCATCTTATGTAAGTTTCAACTGCTGTTGATTCCATTGGTTCTAAAAAGAATAATTGATTGCCGTTAAAAGCAACTCTGCCGTCAATAGGTTCTTTTTTTACATATTGTTTAAAACTAAATTTTTCATTAATGTGGTCAATAGGCATTAACTCTCTAAAATTCTTTTCAGCTTCTTCTTCGGTTGTTATATTATTATTATAAAGATAACCTGTAGATACTGTATCATAAAGTGGTATTCTAAATGTCCAACCGTCTTTACTTGCGATACATTCTGTCCATTCCGGTTCAGGTTCTTTTCTATCAAAGTTAGATGTGATAACAGAATTTAGTGGATTGATTAGTTCATCATATTCAGAATAATCTTTTGGCCAACCTCTACAATCAATAATATAATCGGCGTCAATCTTATCGTATGTAATAACCTTTTCATCAATAATATCTACATTAAACTTAGCGTGTTTTAAAACGTGATTTTGAAATTTATCTGTGTTGTAATGTAAGGCATATGAGCCTAAAGGAAAACCAGCAAACACCTCTTTATTAGCGTTGCCCCAATCTTTATATAATATACCATTCTTCATAGTATAATTTAAATCTTGTTTATTATTATAATAATCCGTACCTAATGCTGACCATAAAAAGTTTGGTGCACCTAACACTGTTGCTTGTCCTACTTTTATTGGTGGTGTATTACTATCGTACATCAAAGTAACATCTATGTTTTGATTATATGCTTTACCAAAATAATGAAAATGTAATGCTGACAATACACCTGCGTTACCTCTACCTAATACTACTACTTTCATTATGCGCCTATTTTTCCTGGTTCTTTAAATTTGCCTACTTGATTGCCCCAACTATCCCAACCTTTTCTAGTATTTCTAGCAAATAATTCTATGTAAGGGCCTTTAACTAGTTTTTCTATCCTACTATATATCTCATCAGGTTTTCTACTATGTTCTCTTAACTTAGAAACAATTAATTGGTCAACATTTCTATCTACTCTTTTTGGATTACGGAATGTACATAGTAAACACATTTCAGGATTTGCTCTTGTCCAATATCCTAAACCTTTGAAAAAACCAGGTGACTTTTTATTAGTTTTTGCCCAAGTAAAAGCTACAGTTTTATATTTAAATCCCCAACGTTCTATTAATGTAAATGCTTTCTCTAAAAAAGGATCAGTTACCCATAATAATAATACTGTACCCTCATCAGCTCTTAAATTATATACAGGCAATTGAAGTAAATCCAACCATTCCATACAATTATAATGTTTGGTAGCATTTCTACCTTCACCTTTTTGAGAATACGATTTAAAATACCAAGGAGGGTCGGCGTATATTACTTTATACTTTTTCTTTAACTGAAATAAATTTTTATCACTATAATCCATTTATAAAATATCTCACTACTATTACTATAAAAATTAATTGTGGTATTGTAATTGTTGTGTACAATGCCAAAAATCTTCCAAAATTAAACGCTATGTTTAACAAAAAGAATAATGTTAAAAGTTGAAGTATCATCCGAAAAATGCCTCAAGGTTTGCTTTTGGTTCTGCATTCCAACCTATCGCTTGTAATATAAATCTCATAGGATCAAGGAATGTTTTTTCAAACTGTGTTTCATAATCAACGTATTGTTGTAATTTAAATTCTGTAGGTAAAGTTGTTATATAACTTATTACATCAAATTTAAAAGGGTTTGCTTCTTTTAATTTTAAAAACTTAATTTTATCACCCTCTTGTATATAAGGATATTTTATACCTAGTTTAAATTGTTTTAATTGATGATTATAAATCAGAGCACCCTTTACGTGAATAGGTGTACCCTTAATAAAAATATCACTAGCGTGTCTATATTTCTTTAGATTGTTACAACTTCTAGGAAAAGCAATTGCTTCTGGTGGTAATTCTAAAAACTCTCTTTTGAAATCTGCAATAAATTTGTGTAAATCACTCTCTTCTTTACCCATAATAATTTTAATTGCGTCTTTAATTTTACCACGACAAACTTGTGGTGTGCTGGACTTGACTGCTTCGATACCCATTAATTTTAATTTAGGGTCTGCAAGTCTAACGCCTTCTTCGTCCAGCACATTGAGCATATATCGTTTCTTTGCTACCCATATGCCCTTGTTAGCAATGACTTCTCGTTTCATTACCATTGCGTTTTTAAATGCGTTAGTATAATCTGATAGTTCTTCAAAACATTTAGCAATGTAAGGTTCTAATCTACTATCGACCACTTTATTTAAAAAATTACATACTTGGTCATTTGTTTTGCCTTCACAAGTTTGAGAAACTAATTTATCTAATGTAACGTAAATACTATCTGTATCAGAAGCAACAATAAAATCCATTTTATCGTGTGTTTTTAATATCTTGTTTAAATATTCATTTACCTTTTTTTCAATAAAACGAATAATAAACTGACCAGCCGTTGTGATAGCACTCGCCTGTCTTACATCATAATATCTAAAGTATTGGTTACCTACTGCACCATAAGCTGAGTTTAATGCAATCTTTCTTGCCCATTGAATATTATGACACCTCGAAATTTCTCTTACAAGTTTAGGATCTTTTGTTTTTTCATATTCTTTTTTTGCCTTTAACATACGTTTCTTATAAATGACACGTTCATTGTACATTGTTTCCATCATTTCAGGTAAGAAACCTTGACTATCGTTTTTAAACTTTGCACCGTTTGGTGTTAGACAAGCACCCTCTGTTTTTAAATAAGACAATGGTGTGGTTTGTGCTAACATTTTATTAACTGATACACCATTACTTGATTCACCAATAATTTTTTCAGGCGAAATATTATATTGAATAATAATATGTGGATATAGTGAATTAATATCAAATGAAACTACCCATTTATGTTGGCCAAGTTGTGGTTCTTTTACATAAGCACCTTCATATTTTGTTTCTTTACTGTGTTCTTCTCTTGGTGGAATACATATATTTTTTCTCATCAAATGGTTGGCAATCAATGTGTCCCAAACTCGCACTTGTGAAAATATATCACCATAGTTTACCTTACTTTCATAAGCAACAGTTAATGACAAATCAATCAAACCAAGTTTATCTTCTAAAGCGTCAACAAGTTCAACGTCTTGTATATTGTAATCAATAAATTTTTGAAAGTCTTTCTCGTAAAATTCTTTAAATGTTGAGTATGGATTTTCATTCTTGTTTTGACCAAGTTCTACTTCACCAATATGATCTAATTTATAACTCTCTTGTCTTTGTGGTATAAACCATTGATACAGGTCTAAGTAATCTAAGTTTGTAATACCTTTTACATCATAGACAGTTTTAGGTCTGCCTCTTACGTGTATTTCTTCTCTCTGTACTAAATTCCAAGGAGAAAAACGATTAACAACTTTATCGCCTGCAATTAATCTAATTCTGTTTAACAAATAAGGTAAGTCGAAAAATTTAGTATTCCAACCTGTGATGATGTCTGGATGATTTTTAATCCAAAACTTCATAAACTCAAACATTAATTGTTTTTCATTTTTACATTTTACATAAGTTATATCTGTTCTATCAGTATGATAATCACCAACACCCCAAGTTAGTATCTGTTTGTTTGATTGATTTTTAACTGTGATACAAAGTAGGTCTC